GTGATTATGAGGCAGCAACGGACAACCTTAAGAGTTGGGCATCAGAAGCCGCTTGTGAGGCGCTCTGCGATGCAATGAGATATCCAGATGTCGTCAGGGCTCTGTTCCTCGAGGCTTTGACAGGCTACGAGATAGAGCTAGATGGACAGGTGAAGAAACAGACAAGAGGACAGCTAATGGGATCGATTGTCTCTTTTCCCGTTCTGTGTATCGTCAACGCCGCGATAACTCGTATGGCTGCCGAAATTGGCGACCTGCGGGTCATCCCCCTTCATCAAATGCCAATGTGCATTAATGGCGATGATGTGGTTTTGAGGACGTCCGGTTACGGACGGGACATATGGCGACAACTCGTCGGCCTTATCGGTCTCAAGGAATCCATCGGGAAGACTTTCTTTTCCCAAGATTTCTTGCAGATCAACTCAACCAACTTCGTCCACCAGAACGGGCGCCTTACACAGGTGAAGTACGTGAATGCTGGGCTCCTCTACGGACAGAAAAGATCCGGAGGTCAAGCAAGTCTCTACGACACAGACCCATACTCAACGCTAGGAAGCCGATATAGAACACTTATCAGCCTCGCACCGCCTGAGATGGCAAAATCGATACACCATACCTACATACGTAACAACTCGAATGTTGTTTCAAAAGTCAGACTCCCCTGGTACATACCAGAATGGTTAGGAGGACTTGGCCTTACCGGGGTGTACCCACCCTCCGACAAGGACAGACGCGTCGCAAGACGGATCCTCTTCAATTGGAAGACAAAGAGACCATATTCAATCGGGTCGAACCCAACGAAATGGAAGGTATGGAATCTAGCAAGGCAACGCCTGCCAGAACCATCTCTCGTCGTCGTGGAAGACAAATTCACAGAGCAATACGAAATCGCTCTGCACCGGGAGGCAATGAATCTATTGCTTGACTCTGACGTCACACTCAAAGAACTATTGACAGAAGAAGTAGATCATAAGTTTATAAAGAGAAAGATTGCAGGAAATGAACGTTTGTGGCAAATCAAGAAGGGCGATCAACTGCCGAAACCCCTAAGCGACGAAGAAATACTTTTCGCGCGAAGGTACGAGTCGACCAGAAAGCCACTGGACTTGAAGCCATACGGAGCCGAACTGGACTCCATAGATTTTTTAGAGGGGGGGGATGCTGAACCAAACACACACGCAGGACGAGGGCCCTTAGAAATCAAACATTCACTCGAAACCATAATTGAGACCTTTCAACCAGACGAGAAACAGGAGCGTCTTGCGACTATCCGGGAACTCGACAGGGAGGAGGCAGAAGAATGGGAGTCAAGCAGGCTGAGCTCAACTCAAGGAGCTGCCGCATCACGATCTTCTCAAGACGAAGAGAAGAGAGAACTATCGCCAGAATTGGACAGTTCTACAGTGCCCATCAGAAAACACAAAAGAGTCTCTTGGAGAGCTCCAGTGCACCCAATGAAACACCTCATGAGAGGCGTAAGCGCC